TTACCACCCTATCTCCTTGTTAAGTCTTAAAAAGCCTTCAACGGGCCAAGGTGTAGGGAAACCAATCTTTTCTTTATATACTAAGTCTAGTGGTAAGTATTTAGTCGCAATCTCTTTTAGGATAGGTTTATCTATCTTCTGTCCCATAGGGGCTTCCCACATTATTTGTGAGATGCCATTTTCTATATAAGGAAACTCTATCTCCATCCCTGCTGTATGACAAGCGTTCACGGCCCTGTCAATTAATGCTGGTGTGTGCATTTCTATTAAGAAACGATACATACCCCACTCTTGCCATTTCTTAAAAGGGATTTCAACCCCAGTCTCAACTTGTAAGTATCTGCTTCTAAAAGTTCCCTCGTCTGTCATAAAATTCCCTGTCAATAGTTTTGTATAGCCACCAAACAATCCGTCTGCTCCCTCTCCTGATGTTATAGTATCAAACCCATCCTTGCTGGCCTGTTTCGCCATTAAGTATAAACATGGTTCATTGGGGTGTAGTCCATCGCCTTTGTTTCTAATTAAAAGCTCTATGGTAGCCAGGTATGCCTCTCTTGTAATTAAAACGGGAATCAGTGGTATACCAAGATGTTCTGCTACTCTCTCCGCAAAGTGTAGTTCGGATTTACCCTCTGTAAAAACTGCCGTATAGGCCACTTCGGGTTTGTTTATGGCTGCTAACAAACTACTATCTAGCCCTCCACTTAAAAATAAGGCCTCACTCTTGCCTTTTAGCCGTTCTTCAATATCGTCAACATCGGCTCTCTTAACTTTGTCATTAAAATCAATAAGAGATTTGTACTGAGTTTTTGTGTATCTGAAAGCTAAGTAATCCATTAAAATAAGTCCTTATATTCTTTTCTATTAGAGCTATCTTTCCAAGAACAGGTCTGTGGTGTTCGCCAAGAGTCCCCATACCTATGAGCCAAACATGCTTCTGGGTCAGATGGTACTTTAAACTTCCTACCTAAATAGTCTATTGTTTTCCATGTCTTCTTCGGGTAATACTTTGGATCCCAGACCAAGCAATGATCGCCTTCTACGTTTTGAAAACAAACCCCTTTTTCCATCCAAATAGGATTCAGGGCTATTCTCGGTTCGTTGGCGTTAATTGATCCACTTGTTGTCATATACATTTCAGCATGAGGCTTGGGGCCTTTATGAGTATGTTTAAATCTTGATCCAAGTCCTGCCATTGGTATTATTATATTCATTTTCTCCTCAAACTTATAAACGAGGGGCCATTAAGTTCAAATGCTTCGCTAGTGGCAATCGGGGCTTCCTCTTTAGATTCAGGAAAGTATTGTCTAATACTGGGAAAACAATCTAACACTCTCTGTGCATCTGGGCTTTGGTGTGTCCAACCATCTTCTTTATAGTCATCATCCCTACCAGCACCTACTAGAATTACCTTAATCTTGTCGTGGTCAATATAGTTACGAATGAACTCAAAAGGTCTATAAAGGGTAAAGTTGGTAATCGAGTAAAAGACAGGTATCTTGCCCTGTAGTGCTAGTCCTACACAAATGCCTACCCCTGCTTGTTCTGACGCACCTACGTTTATGACTCTTTCAGGGAAGTCTTCAAAGTGTGAGTCAAACATCTTGTAACCTAAGTCTGCCGTAACTAGCCATATATCCTCATTACTAGCCATTTCTTTATATAAGGCTCTACCAAAGTAACCCCTCATTGATTCATGTAATGGATAGTCTTTTAGTCTTTCTTTACTTTTCATTTTGTTATCTCCTTAAACATTTTTTCATCTAATACAACGTAATGACCGTCTATTCCTTGTATAAACTCTGGTAGATGGAATAGATTGGGTGCGACTACCATTGTTGGGAAGAATGACTGTAGCCTGTGTTGTAAGTATTGTGTGTCTACTGTACCTAGTGCTGACAATCCGTTAGCTATAACCGTGATCCTCAAGTTCTCCAATCTCTGTTCGGCTGCAATCCTTAAAGCCTCCCATACTGAGCCTTCTGCACAAGCCCCATCGCTAGTGACCAAATAAACGTTAGTTTCTCTATCAGCTAGTGCTAACCCTACTGCAACCGTTTCTGCCTGTCCTAGACTACCTCCTGATACCCAAACACCATGTTCCATATCTCTTTCAGCGTGTGTTCCATATCTCTCTGCCATTTCCTCTGCATTACATAGTCCGTGTTTCTCTAAAACTACCCAAAGGGCTAGTGCGGCATGGGAGTTGCCCAGTACAAAGGGTTCGTCCTTTTTTCGTATCTCGTAAATGCGTTCTATGGTTGGGAGGGTGGTTAGGACTGAGGACAAATGACTCCTTTTCTGCTTATAGGAAATCTCTACTGCTCGGCGTTCAAGTTTACCTAGACTCAACCATCTCCTCGATTGAATCTCTAAGTGACTTCTCTGGTTTCCACCCGAACCTTCGTGATCTGAAATTGGTCGAAACCCAGTGTTTGGTATCGTAGGGTCTTAAATGGGGTACTTCTGTTAGATTGGCTTTCCTGTGGGTGACGTCCTCAACTAGCTCTTTAACTTCTTCGTTGGTGTGTTTCTTCCCCCATCCTAGTTCGTATATCCCTCTAGCACCGCTTGTAGCCAAGTTAATTAATCCATTGGTAACGTCGTCTACGTCTATAAAGTCGTGTGAGGGGGTGGGGACGAAATCCATGTGTTCTCCGTCAAGACAAGACCTTATAAGGGTAGGAATCAAATGCTCTTTCTGCTCTCCTACTCCGGTAACTGAAAAAGGTCTGACTATACATACAGGGACGTTGTGTTTCTCCATAACCGCTAGTAATATCTCTTCGGCGGCTTTCTTTGTCCGTGAGTACATAGTCTGCATCGGCAACTTAACAGAAGACGTACTCATAAAAACAAAGCACTTAATATCTGTGGATAGTTGACTGACCATGTGAGCGATGTCTAAAACATTGGCTTGGACGATCTTCTCGTCCTCGGTGTGGTGAGACATGTTCCCATAAGCGGAAAGAAAGTAGAAGTAATCAAAAGGCAATAACTCGGTAGTCCGTATCTCTTTGTGAGGGATTGTAGTAACTCCCTCTAGTTTAGCCAGTAGATTTCTTCCTATAAAACCGCCGGCTCCGGTTTCGTATATTCTCGACATCCTAAGAGGATTATATCACTTTCTTTTTTTCTTTTGGTTTGGGGAGTAGTCCAATCAAGACTTGCTCTGCCTGTTTTCCTGCAAAGCCCCTTCAACTTCAGTAGCGGTAATGATCCCACCAGCATCTACAATGTTTACTTTTGACGCTTTCTTGTTTATTACATCAAACTTGCCTGTGATTGGGTTTAGCGTAAGACTCATGTCCTTATTACACTACTAATTTCATTGTCTGAATTGTAAGCTAGTGTTAGGGTGGCTACTGTGGTTCCTCCCGATCCACCAGTCTTAAACACTGCTGTTTCAATCTCACCCGCACCGTCACCTGCCGCTACATAGGTCAAGGCAATATAGTCGTAAGCAGTCGGAACTAGGTCTATTGATTGAACCATCCTGTCCATCGCACCCGTCGTTGCATTGTAAACAAGGGCTTCAAATGTAGGCAGATTAAACTCGGTGTCAAAACCCATGTTTTGCATTTCTTGGGGGGTCTTGGCTGTTTTAATGTCTTTAGTTGTCATATCGTTTTAAATTAAACTTTGTTTTGTCTACTTTCATTAAAAACTCCACGTAAGCGGCTAAGTTTTCAACCTTAACCACTGGCCTAGCGTCTTTATTGACTCCGGTTATCTTTTCCATCTTCTTGATAGCTTCCTTGACAGCCCGCTTGTTGTTGGGTAGGTCACCCTTACTTATCTGTTTGGAGAAGAACTCCTCTATTAGAGTAACTTCCTTTGAGAATCCACCCATTGTCTCCTTCCATGTGTCTCCTAGTTTAAAGTGGTCCACTATGTAGGGGTGGCTGTTTTCCTTCTCGTAATCAGTATAAGGTACTTCGGGCTTAACCGTCGGCGCCATAGCTTGCTTCTCACCTTTGGGGCTGGTTTCTACTGCCGGTTCTTGTTTGGTCCTAAATGTCATATTCGGTTTAAATAAGTGCCTGGGTCTTTCCTAACGGTCTCGTGTATATCCTTGACGTTATCTGTTCTGCCTGCTCGGTGTTCTCTTATAAGTGCTTCCCTCATTGACTTAATCTTGCCTGATTCTTTCCTAATTCTATCGGCTGACTCTGTTGCAATTTCACGCACTCTACGATTAGAGCTTTTCATACCCATTTTAAGTTCTTTAATGTCGCTTGACCTTCCGTCTCGGCGACTTGTTTTTGTTTTAATAAAAAATGTCATATATGTTTCCTCTGCAAGGGGTGAGTGCTGAAACCCACCCCTCGTCTTGCTTAGACGTCTGTGAATCTAGCTGTTAACAACCAGGAACTGTTAAGTAACTTAGTTGCGTAAGAGCCTGCCCAAGAGATGATAGAAATTCTACCAGCTGGTGAGTTAGAGTCAACGACGTTAGGCAAAATGTAGAGTTTGGGTTTATCTTTTGCCAAATCATAGGTACCAAAAGCATTGTCTCCGTGTACATAGGTATAATACCTATTCACTGCTGAAGCTGCGGTTGATTGAGCTTCAATCTTAGATACAAAATCTTTGTTAAGTAACCATCTGACTTGATAGAGTTCGCCCATTTCGCCCTTGTATAGCTTTTTAACATCTGAGTACGTTTTGGATGCAATCCAAGTCGTATCTCCCAAAAGTTTATATTTACTATAAGGGTCAGTTTTCCCCATGAACATGCCATCAGGATAAGCCATTGCGTTATTCAATTCTAGTTGTCGTACCATCATTCTGATGTTACAAGAATCTAAAACATCGCCTGCAGCGATTGAAGAAACGAAGTGGCCGTTGGGGTAGTACGAAGTACCATTGCCCAATTCAGACCTAACCAAACGGTTAAGGGTCTGTCCCATGTTTTGTCCTACTATCTCGATCTTTTCTTTCATGTTTGTGTCAATAGAAACTAAAGACTCAAACTTTCCAGTATTAACAGTTAAACCATACTCTGAAAGAGTCATGGAAACTGTACAAGCTGTAATAGCACAAGTGACTGGATTAGAAGCCTCACCCAAAGGTGTGCTTACTATTCCTAGCGGTTCATAGCGGGTAAAGTTGACGGTGTGTCCTTCGTTATCAGGATGTGTCCTGTTCTGAGCACCTTCCGCTAAAATAAGAGGATATTCTGATCGGGCCAAAAAGACCTTCTCGTAATATGTACTTATCTCTGCTGAGAGTGTGCTAGTGATGTTAACGTTGGTTGCACCGCTTATGCCTGCACCTACTACTGCCATATATGTGTTGTTAATTAATAATAAGCAAGGTTCAGCTTTAAGTGTTCACAAAGCCCAATTCAGCTTCTAGTTCTTTGATTGACTTTTCGTCTGCCGTTTTATCTTTTGCTTTTACTTGGGTAGGTCTAAGAGCGGTCTCAGAAACTTGTTTTGCCAGCGTTTCTTTGGCCTGTCCTACCTTATTATCAACCGACCTGTTGTAAGGTTTCATCAATCTATCAGCAAACTTCTTGACTGATGCTGTATACGGTTTAGCTCTTACGTGAGCTTCAACCGCATCGGTGACTGTATCTGAAAGTTCTTTATCAAAGGCCTCATTATCAGGGTCAAGTTGGGGATAATCCCGTATGACCTGATTAGACTCGGAAGTTATTTTGTCTAACGCTGTCTGTTGCTTCATTCGCAACTGGACTAAGCTGTCAGCTGTTCGCATTACGTCTTGTTTATATTGGTCTGGAGTTACCTCTGACCCTGGCTGAACTTGAGGTGTAAAGGATTGCTCCTTAGGTTCGACTGAACCTGTAAGTTTCTCAAGGCGTTCAGCTAAAGACTCTGCTTTGGCTTCTGCTTGTTTCGTTCTACTATTTAACTCTCGAACTCTATTATTGAGTCCTTTTTTTGAAGGTTCCCCTTCACTTTCAACCGTTTCCGTTACTTCTTCTACGGGCTCTGTCTCTTCCGTCGATTCGACTTCCTCTGTAGGAGTGTTAACTTCCTCGATAGCTTTTGGTTCTTCTACTGACGGGGTAGCAGGGCTGTCATCTACCACAGCCTCATTGTTCACGTCGATGTTTTCTACGTCATCCATAATTTTTTACGCACCTGTATGGTAATGCGATAATACCCAAGCGGATGAATAAATTGCTTGATGCTAGGCCCGAAACCCAGAATCAAATTATTTATCTCTTTTTAAGGATTGGACTCCCTTCTTCCGTTTCTCCAACCATGATTTTACCCATGCCAACCCAGATTGCATGATGGAGTTCGCAAGTCCTACAAACCAAGTAGCCACCTTCCTGACGATAAGTGTGCCTTCCCTTAGGAGCGAAACTATATGATGGATTGTTAAAGTCCAGTACTTCTGTTTCTTCTTCATTCTTCACAGACATCCCTGGCATCCCCTACCTTATAAACGACTTTATCAAGGACTTCCTTGACCCAATTTATAACTACGGCGTTCTGACCAATTTCTCTTAAAGGTAAACCGTTACTAATAGCGTCCCTGTTAGCCTCGTTTAACTGTAAACTTATAGTTTTAATGTACGCATCTAATATCTTCCAACCCTTGCTCTTAGACATAGCATAAAGGGCTGTTTCTTCTACTGTAGCTCCTACTTCTTCCGCTTTTTCTTGTGCCTTAAAGGCCTGAATGTTAAATATGCCTGGTTTTATTGCGTTATCTTCCAACTGGGCCTCCTTGTGGTAATGGTTGTTGTCCTGCTTGTTGTGGTGGCACTTGGCCTATTCCCTGCATTTGCTCTATTGCTTGAGTAAACTGTGCCATATCATTTTCTAATACCGCATCTGCCTTGTCTTCATCTTTCATTTCAGTAACTATTTTGTCCCAATCTTGTATACCTGACTTACTAATAACCCTTTTAATCATCTCACCCATGTTTATATCAATACCTCTTTGTTGGGCTTCTTGTATTAGTTGAGGATTCTTAGTCAACATCTCAATCATTGAGGTCAAGTTCTTCATCTGCATGTCTTCGTCTACTGAGAAGCTAGAACCTTCCACTATCTCGTAATCATATAAGACCGATCCCATCTTCTTTTTGTTTATATTGAGCTTGCCTGTCTTTTCATCATACATTTCCTTTACCTCTGGATAGTCTTCGGCTAGTTGTTCTATCTCGTCTTGGAACATTCTTATTTGAGTAGAGCCATCAGCTTTTATACTCATAAGGTTGACCATTTTCTTAATCACGTTGCTAGTAAACTGATCCATATAGAACCTGTCAGCATTATCACGGGTGTTTTCACGTGCTTGTTGCATCTTTAGTGCTTGTGGTGTTCGTCCAAAGCTTGCTTCTGTGTCTTTAGTAACGGCGGTGTCGGTTGTACCTACTAAATTAAGTAGTGAACCTGTGGCTGCTTGGTAAGTGTTGTTGAATGTCTGTATTCCTTGTGGGGATAATGGGACTGGCTGGATAGCATTATTGATTTGGTTTCTGACTAGCCACTTTTTAGTCGCTCCATACTTGATAGAGCTCATAGAAGCGATATTGTCTTTGTTTACCATTAAGGGTGGGAAGATAGACATCTTAACCCCATCTAGATACATGTTCCAAACTGAATTAACCACCTTTTGCATTGACTCTCCCCTCTCCATATCACCCATACCATTCATGTCATCTAGTAAGGGAA